AGACCGGGATACCGAGAACGACCCTAAACCGTTTCTTTGCCGGTACGCTGATGAACCCGGGCTTCATGGATGTGTGCGCATTGTGCGTTGCCCTTGACATGTCAATGGACGAGCTTATGGGCATTACCGCACCGCCCAGCGACAATGCAGCAGCAATTGACCTCTTACAGCTGGAACTCAATCACAAGGATGAAATGCTGCAAGAAAAGGACAACGCAATATCCCGCCTTCTTGATCGGAGCCGGATTCAGGAGGCGGGAATATCTGCCCGGGATGTCAGAATCCGCAAGCAAAGCGAAGCCCTTACGAAAAAAGACAGTGCGCTTGCATCCGCGCAAAAGGAAGATAAGCCCTTAATTTACGGGCAGTGCGCATTAAACATTCTGCTGACGGCGGTGCTCATGGTCTATATGGTGCTGGATGCCCGGAACCCGGAAATGGGGCTGATTCGCTCCGAAAAGATTTCTGCGGTAATTTTATTTGGCGCGGCAGGAATCGCCGCTGTTTTTATGCTCACGGCATTTTTGATTTTCCACAAGCTTTTAAGTGGAGGCGAACGAAATGGCAAAAAGAAAGAAGGAGCCGGAAATCAGGCTCCCAAAAATTAAGCAGCTCCCATCAGGGGCGTGGCACACACGTGTATTGATAGAGGATCGCCGCGTATCCATTACGAAAGATACATATGATGAATGCGTGGCCGAATATCTCGCCTTGAAAAACGGCCTTGTGGAAGTCCGCGAGAAGAAAGACAGGAAAGACATCACGCTAGAGGAAGCCGTCAAAAGCTACATTGCATCGAAAGAGGGCTTTCTCTCCCCATCCACCATTGCGGGGTACGAGAAGTTCAAGCGGAATATGCTGCTAGGCATGATGAAGCGGAACATTTTCGCAGTCTCCAATGACCAATGGCAGGCCGCCATCAGGCAGGAACACAAGGCCGGGAAATCCCCGAAGTATATCAAAAATGGGTGGATGTTCTTTTCCGCCTGCATCGTCGCCGCCGGTGCTCCGCGCCCGGAGGTGATGCTGTATCCCCCGGAACACAACGAACGGGCATACCTCACGCCGGACGAGATAGACAAGTTTGTGGAAGCTATAAAAGGCCACCGATTTGAAATCCCGTATCTGATGTGCCTTTCCTCCCTGCGCCGTTCGGAAATGATCGCCATGGACTGGGCAAACATAGATCTGGAAAACAAAGTGATGCACGTTCGCGGCGCAATCGTCATGGGGACGGCTGGGCTTGTGCAGAAGCCACAAAACAAAACGGCGAAGTCCCGCCGCTCTGTACCTATCATTCCGCCGCTTCTGGAAGCGCTGAAAGCGCAGGAGCAGAAGACCGGAAACGTGGTAAAGGCAAGCGCAGAAACCATCTACAATAATTTAGGCAAAGTCTGCGCCGCCGCTGGAATCACCGTGGTTGATCTGCATGGGCTGCGCCACAGCTTTGCATCTCTGGCCTACCACTTGCAGATTCCGGAAATGATCGCCGCCGAAATCGGCGGGTGGAGCGACTTGTCCACCATGCACAATATCTACACGCACCTTGCCCAGAAAGATATTGCCAAACGCTCCAGCGACTTCTGCGACTACTTCACCGCCGAAGCGATGAAAAAGCGCAAATTGGCAACGGAATTGGAAACGAAAAATAAAAGTTGCTAGTGCCGCAACAGCTTTTTAAATTTATTTATGGGGTTCGATTCCCCTCGGCTCCACCAAACAGGAAAAGCCCTAGAAACTTATTCTAGGGCTCTTTTTATTGCTTTATCAGCTATATTCCCACGTTTTCCGAACTATTCTGCGAGAAAATATTACCACAGATTTTAATATTTTTCCGCGTGCGGTACGTTTTTAGGGCGCAAATTGGCAACGGATTGGCAACGAAATTCCAGCGCTTCCCGTTCAGCATATAAAATATTTCCGTGCAAAAATCAATCTTTGCACGGAAATATTGATACTATACTTTTAATCTTTGAGCCGCTGCATAATCGCCGCGTATTCTTTCGGGTATATCAGCCGAATGCACTCCATGTGTTCGTCCATCACTTCTAATAGCCGTTTCATTCCCGCTGAATTTGCGGCAATTGCAAACTCGCTCCCGGATATTTCATCATTTTGTGGCGCAGGCGCGGAGGAGTACAGACTTGCGGGAGAAGCATCAGCAGAGCGGGAATATTCCGGAAACAGGTGATCTAGAATGGTGTAGCATGAGGCCATCAACTGGCATGTTGCCGCCGTTGGGCGTTTCACCGCTTTACATTCTTCGATTGTTTCCAGCAAATCCCGCTCTGCCAACATTTTTAATCCTCCATGCTCCGTAAGGCCTTTTCTAAGGCCTCCCGCGTGCGGCTGTCCGGCGCTTCATCAATCATGCGCTGCAGCTTGTCCGCCATGTCCTCCCGGGCGTCGGCGCGGCTGTACCGCCCCATGCTATCGCGTTTACGGCCTCGGTAGCTCACGCCGTCCCGGTAATCGGCTCTATAGCCATCCCGTCCATAGTTGCCCATGGCGTACCAGTCCCCGGCGTTACTGTATCCTTCGCCCATCATGATCTTATCCAGATTCTTCATGGTGTGCGTCAGCTTGTCCACGGTTTCCAGATCACCGGCGGACAGTTCGCCTTTTTCGGCGATTTCGTCCAGTTCCCGGCAAAGTGTATCTCTCAACTGTTCCCAGTGCTTCATAATCTCACCTCCTAGGCCACGCGCTCAATCATCAGATTGGCGTTGGCAACATCGATTGCCTGCGCGGAGACATTGCGCACGGATAATGCTACGCAGCACCCACGGGGAACATCCACAAACGCGGAGGTCGCCACGTTGAACGCGTCTCCCACGGCGGCGGGTGTTGCCGTCGCCGTAGTGGCGGAAAGCGCCTCACCGCCCAGCGCCAGCGCTACGCTGATAGCCCCGGCGGTGCCACCGGTAGGCACGGAGATATTTCCCACGAAAAGCACGCGATACCGCGCAATTGGGGAACATCCGCTACAAACGCCCCGCAGGGTGACAAGGCCAGCCCCGTCACGGTGAACAACATACCCCCGGCCGCATTTCACCGGCGTATCGGTAAACAGCACGTTCTGTCCGGCCGCCACGGCCTGTACAGCGTTCGCAGTAAGTTCAACCGCCATGCTCTCCCCTCCTTACGCTACGTTCCCGCAGCCGTAGCCGTTACCGTAGCAGCAGTTGGGATTCTGCACCTGATAAGCGGGAACCGGGCGGGGATTGTAGTACGCGAACTGGTTCTCCACATAGCCCTTGATCGTAAGATTCTGGGCATTCTGGGAAGCGGCCAACTGCGCCATGAACAGCTGCTGATTCTGATCGGCGATTTTCTGATCTTTCGCCGCCAGCTCCTGGGCGGTAAGCCGCTGGTCGATGGAGCGGAAACCACAGTTCATAGCGTCGATGATATCCCGGGTGGTGTTCTGTACCGTGTTCCGGGTTTCGCAGCTCTGAGTAGCCAGGTTGTAATTCACGCCCTGGATAGCCTCGCGGTTCTCGCAGCAACACTGCTGCTGTGCCATCTGCATCTGGAAAAGCTGCTGCATCAAAGCCGCCTGCTGGTTGCACCGGGAAAGCTCCGCCGCCTGGAAACCGTTGCTGATATTCTGGTTCACGCCTGCAAACCCATTGAGCATCCCGGTATTCATGGCGTAGAAGCCGTCGCAGACACCGTTGTTCACGCTGTCAATTTTCCGCTCGATGTTGGAAAAATCGGACGCGAGAACATACCCGTCCACCACGCCAGCGCCGGAACCACGACCGCCAAAGCCTCCGCCCCAGCCGTTGCCGCCCCAGCCGAAGAAGCCGAAGATCAGGAAAATGATGATCCATGCAGACCAATCACCGCCCCAGCCTCCGCCATAGCCGCCATTGTTGCCATCGGTGACAGCTCTGATATCAGCGGGGGTCATTTCACTTGCTGTAATACTCATTTTGTTCTCCTTTCAGAAAATGAAAAAAATTATAACAAAATCTGGCCAGATTATTGTTTACCTTCTAGGCGCTCCGAAGCCGAACATTCCACGGAATTGCTCAAACTGCCCCTGCATCTGCTGTGCCATTTGCTGGGCTTGGTTAAGCTGCTGCTGGTTTACACGCCCGCTCTGTACAAGCTGATTAAGCAGTTGCTGCGGGTCTTGCCCCCTCATCTGCTGCATAAATTGGGGGAACTGGGAAATCATCTGCATAGGATTAGGCGTCATTTTTTGTTCCCTCCATTGCTTTTATTTTGTTTTCCAACGCCGAAAGCCGCTTTTCAAAGTCCGGGTTTACCGCCTCCGTGGCTGCCATTGCATCCCGGATTTTGTACTCGTAGGCCACCAACGGCATAGGCCGCCCGTTCATATCGGCCCTTTTTTCATAAAAAATCTGTTTGTTGCTGTCCCAAAGTCGTACAAAGCCGTTGGGAACCATCTGGAAAGCTTCTGCCGCAGATTCCGATGCTACCCATATTCGGTCGTCCTGTGGTGCTTGCTGCACTTGTACGGGCATTTGCGGCTGCTGCATCGGCGGCATTTGCGCCCCAAAATAGTTGGGTTGGAAATAGCCGCCCTGGTAATTGGGCTGCATATAAGGGTTTGCCATCATTCACGCCTCCAAAAATAGATAGGATTTTCGTCCATTGAGTTCCAAGTATCGTACAAAACGCCGTTTTCCACGGCAACAACGTGGTTTTTCAGCGCGACAACGTAAATTCCGTCAGGGTATTCCCGGATAAAATCGCCTACGGTGTAGCAGTCCGGGCATTCTGCCGGGATTGCCGCCCGCCTGAATCCGTGCCGCCGTAACACCGCGCCCCATACGTTATTTGCGCTAGGCATATCGCATTGAGTCAGCCCCTCGCTGGCCAGCTCAACGTATGATTGGTACCAGTCAATTCCCAGAGCCTTTGCCACAGCTCTGACTGCGCAATCGCCGACTTTCGCGGCGCGGGGATTTGGATTAAAGCTTTGAAATTCAGCCATAGGCAACTCCCCCTTTCTTCCTATAGAATAACAAAAAAATCGGTAGGGAAACTCTCGTTTCCCTACCGACTTACAATCACATATCCTTCAAAAAACTATCAGAAGTCTATGTTTTTGGGGAGTATGTAGCTATACTCCTGCACACTGTTATAGGAGTTTTTCAACTTCCTAATGTACCTATCTAATGTGGCAAGGGACATGCCGTAAGCGTGGCACTGCTGTACACGGCTCCATCCGGCGGCTCGGGTGCGGATGATCTTTTCCTCCAACGGCGTAAGAATCGCCAGAGAACAGAACTCATCCAGAATCACCCGATTCCATCGGACTTTATCCACTTATCACATCAGTCCTCCTTGGGGGCAATGTAGGTTCTTGCCTGCTTGCTGTCAGCGATACCGGCGGTGGTAGGATCATTGACCACGCCCAGAATCACCAGCAGAGCAAACACAGCGTTTACCACGGCCAGCAGCTTGTCGCCAATTTCGCCCAAGTCCAGCGTAAAGCCGAACAGGGCAGCTACCGTCTGCACCAGCAGAAGCAGCGCGGGAATTGCGGCCAGCCAGAAGTTCTTGTTCTTGATACGTACAATCCAGTTAATCATTTTGTTTTCCTCCTTAAATTTAGCCCAGCCCAAGCCGAGCAAGAATAAACCCTACGACAGCGGCCACAACGATGTAGATGACCTTTTCCACAACGCCCTTCCACCGCTTACCGGGTTCGGCTTTCAGCTCCTGCACGTCCG